GTTGTATCAAGTGGTAGCATGCTAAAATCTTTCATAGCAGCATACGCCTTTGCATAATTACCTTTACCCCAATCTTCACCCATAGAATGTCTTGGTAGAGCATTCTGATCAAACATAATAACAGTACCAAGCTCATCTACTAAGATGTCTGCTATCTGATTGTTAACCATGTTATAGCCAATCTGAAAAGGCTTCATCAGATCTACAAGAGATCTTGATCTAACATTCCTATCAGAAAACACTCTTCCTTCTACAGGTAGCTTACAACCATAAAGCGTTTGTTCTCC